TGACAGGTCCAACAGGACTTATCTTTGCAATGCGTTCCCGTTATGGATCTAGTGCAAGAACAGGCAACGAAGCATTGTTCAATGAAGCAGATTCTGGTTACTCTGGTGGTTCTTCAACATCAACCGCAGGCGTATCCAATCAAGCGGGTACAATGAACGATATCTTTGCAAATGATGCTGCTTCTACCCAAGCAGGCGTATTCGATCCAGGTCGTCCATCCGCAACTTCTACAATCGAAGGTGCATTCACTAGCGGTGGTACTCCTTCTGGATTCGCAGAGATGACTTTCAGCATTGAGAAGACATCTGTTGTTGCTAAGTCTCGCGCTCTCAAGGCAGAATACACAACAGAACTCGCACAAGACCTCAAGGCAGTACACGGTCTTGACGCAGAGACAGAGTTGGCAAACATTCTCTCCACGGAGATCATGTTTGAAATCAACCGCGAACTCGTTCGTACAATCTACGATGTAGCACAACTTGGTTGCCAACAATCAGATCTTGATGCAGTAGCATCCACTTCAAATCGTTTCCGCACAGGACTCGCTGGTGGTATCTACGATCTTGAGAAGGACTCCGATGGTCGTTGGAGTGCAGAAAAGTATCGCGGTTTGACTTTCCAAATCGAACGCGAATGCAATGAAATTGCAAGAATCACTCGTCGCGGTAAGGGTAACTTCATCGTCTGCTCCCCAGATGTTGCATCTGCCCTCTCCATGAGTGGTCTTCTCGACTTCTCCGCAGCATTCAATCCATCAATCAATGTTGATGTTACAGGAAACACCCTCGTTGGTGCAATGCACGGTGGTCGCGTAAAGGTTTATGTAGATCCATATTCTGGTTCCACAACAAACTTTGTATGCGTAGGTTATAAGGGAACATCTCCTTATGATGCTGGTTTGTTCTACTGCCCATATGTACCGCTACAAATGGTACGCGCAGTTGATACAACTACCTTCCAACCAAAGATTGGTTTCAAGACTCGTTACGGTATGGTATCCAATCCATTCGTAACCAGAACAATCAATTCTGATGGTACACCAATCGTTGGTTCTGGAACAAATAACGATGGTGAAACACTCACACGCAGAGTAAATCCATACTACCGTATCTTCAAGGTAAACAACATTCACGGTAATGATGCTTCCTACGGTGGATCCTGATAGTTAAAACTATCTGACAGTTAAGGAAAGAGCGGATTAACCTCCGCTCTTTTCTTTTATCTACATACTTTATAGGAGTATATTAATGTCTCAATTTCCAAATGGAATTACACGACAACCAACAACACTTGATCTAGCTCAAGTTAATAAATTTAAATTAACTCTACACAATTATCCATATCTGGAATATTTTGTACAGCAAATTAATTTACCTGGCGTTTCTATTCCTGAGTTTGTTCAACCAAGTTACTTTACTGCTATACGCAGACCAGCAACGACCATTAATTATGAAGATCTTACTGTTACATTTTTAGTTACAGAGGATCTTCAAAATTGGTTACAGATATATGATTGGATGACTCGTATAGTACCCACAAGATCATTTAATGAAATACTTCAACCAGAACCTTTAATTTATACTGACATTACTTTAAACATGATCAGTAATAAATCAAACAGAGTTATGGATGTTTATTATAAACAATGTTGGCCTAAATCTTTATCTGGAATTACACTAGATACAACTACTTCAGATGCTGCACATATAACGGCAACAGTAACATTTGGTTATGCTGGTTATACGGTAATTCATCGTGATGATGAAAAAGAATTACCTGTTGCTTGACTTTTAAATTATTTGGTATATACTTTTTATTATGGATAATGATACTCTCAGACAAATGATACAAAAAGATCTGCAAATAAAAGATGCAGAACTTGATACAGAATCCCTTCGAATCCCTCAGTTACATAATAAGTATCTGAACTTGTTGCATGACGAAAAACTCATGCTACAGGCGCTTCGTGTAAAACGAAAAATGCTTCTACGAGATAAGTGGGAGTACTACACGGGCAAAATGGATGAAGATACTTTGAAGAAAAAGGGATGGGAACCTTTCAATCTTAAAATCTTAAAACAGGATGTGGACATGTATATTGAGTCCGATTCGGACATGATTGCAGTTGAATCCAAAGTGTTTCTACAACAAGAACGAGTAGAGTTTTTGCAAGAAACAGTCAAAGCAATCAACAACCTACAATGGCATATTCGTGATGCAATTGCATGGCGTAAGTTCATTAACGGTGTCAATTAACTGTCCTAAATATTAAGGACATGACTGATTTAGTAATAGACGATGTAGATACTGTGAATATAAAAGTCGCCTGCGAGAGATCTCTTGCAAAAGAACTCTCCGACTTTTTTACATTCAAAGTACCTGGCCACAAGTATATGCCAGCGTTTCGTAATCGCCTATGGGATGGTCAGATCAAACTTTACAATATATACAAACAAGAAATATATTCTGGATTATATGATTATGTTTTAAAGTTTGCTGCTGATCGAAATTACTCTGTAAAAGATAATACTAAGTCAGTAGGGGAACCAGTTACTTTGGATCAAGTAAAAGACTTTCTTACAAGTCTTAACTTATCAGTGAATGGTAAACCAATAGAGGTTCATCCTCACCAATTAGAAAGCATCCATTACTCTATTACTAACGGAAAATGTTTATTACTTTCTCCTACGGGTTCTGGTAAGAGTTTAATCATATATGCACTGGTAAGATGGTATCTGAACAAGTTACCAAAAGACAGAAAAGTGCTAATACTTGTACCAACTATTTCTCTGGTGTCTCAGATGTATTCTGACTTTGTTGATTATTCAAAGCAAGATAAATTTGATGTACATCGTACATGTCACAAAATATATGGTGGACAAGATAAAGATACACCAAAGCGTGTTGTCATCTCCACATGGCAAAGCATCTATAAGATGCCAAATAAGTTTTATGAACAGTTTGGTGCGGTATTTGGAGATGAGTGCCACCTGTTTAAATCCAAGTCTCTTACTGCTATAATGACAAAATTAAAAACTTGTCCTTACAGAATTGGCACTACAGGAACACTAGATGGAACACTTACCCATAAACTTGTAATTGAAGGATTATTTGGTAGATCATATAAGGTAACATCAACAAAAGAATTAATGGACAAGAATATATTGTCCAATTTATCAATCGACTGCTTGTTGCTAAAGTACCCAGATGAGATTCGACAACAACTCAAGAAAATTACCTACCAAGAAGAAATAGATTGGTTGGTTCAGTATCGACCAAGAAATGAATTTATTTGCAATCTTGCATCTAACCTCAAAGGAAATACTCTTATTCTATTTCAATTTGTGGAAAAGCATGGCAAAAAACTTAAAGAAATGTTTGACAAACTTAACACGAACCATAAAGTATTTTTTATTCACGGTGGAACGGAAGTGGAAGATCGGGAAGAGGTTCGTAAAATTGCAGAGGAAGAAGAAAATGCTATCATCATTGCTTCGTATGGAACCTTTTCGACGGGTGTTTCTATTCGTCGTCTTCACAATATTGTATTTTCGTCCCCATCAAAAAGTAGAATACGAGTATTGCAGAGTATCGGAAGACAATTAAGAAAATCCGAGTTCAAGGAAAAAGCAAAATTATATGATTTGGCAGATGATCTATCGTGGAAATCTTACAAAAATCATACACTAAAACACTACGAAGAGCGTCTTAAGATCTATGAGTCAGAGATGTTTGAACACAAAAAGATCTCCATCCCTATTATAAATACTTCAAAGGAGTAGTGAATGGATCATAAGAAGTATGTCCTCGTAAAGTTAAACACGGGTGAAACTTTGGTAGGATCTATGGTTTCAACTTCATCTAAGAAGTATACAACCATAGAAAATCCATTCATTTATCAAATTGTAAGTATAACTAATCCGTTCGGTATGAAAGTTAAAGATTTGTTATCTTTCAAACGATGGTTTGATTTTACGGATGAAACACAAATTAATTTTTTAAATACAAGCATAGTTTCGATTGCCACAGCAAACGATACTATTATTGCTTATTATGAAAAAGAGTTACAGCATTTAAAGGATCTGCTAAAAAAACAAAAAACAGCAGAACCACAAGAACCAGTTATTGATGCAAATGATACACCCAAAGGTATTATTGGCAATCTAAACTTAAATTTTAATTTTGACGATCCAGAGCAATTCAACATGTTCATGGAAAACATTCAAATGGGTTTAGACGGTTTGCTTGATGAGATCAATGATGAGATGGATGGTGAAGAAGAAGACGATGATTTTGACCTAGAGGATGATGTTGATGAAACCTCTCCCGTTCTTCCTCCCAAACAACCAGCAAAAAGAAAAAGAGCGAAAAACCGAATCGCTCCTAAAGAATCTTTTGATTTGTCCTATGATGAAAATGGGGATCCAAAAGATCCCAAGAGCTGGTCTAATAATCCAGAAGACTATCTTAAGTAACTTAGCCTATTCTTCTTGATAGCCCACACAGTGATTATAATCAAAGAAAAAATAGTGTCAAGTTAAATCTTCTCAGATTTTTGGGTTGAATGCTCAGATTTATCTGCTATAATTCTCCCATGATCCGAGAAAGGATATTATGTCTAAAAAGAAAAAAAGTAGTACTCACTATGTTAATAATGAGGACTTTTTAAAAGAAATGATAGCATGGAAAGCAACCGTAAAGGAAGCAAAGGAATCTGGAGATTCCCAACCCCCTGTTACGACTTATATTGCAACATGCTTCCTTGAGATAGCAGAAAATTTAGCAAAGAAACCAAACTTTGTAAACTACCCATTTAAAGAAGATATGATTGGAGATGCGGTAGAAAATTGTTTACTTTATTGTAATAATTTTGATCCTGCTAAATCACAAAATCCTTTTTCGTATTTTACTCAGATAACTTATTTTGCTTTTTTGCGTAGAATTCAAAAAGAGAAAAAGCAAAATTATATTAAATATAAGTATCTTCAATCTATGGATGTTCATGGTGACTTATCTGATTATTTAAAACAGATGGGAATAACCGAAGAAGAAGCAGAACACTACACAAAGATTGATAATGTTGTGGATACCAAATCCACTAAAAAGAAGAAAAAGAAAACAGAATTGTTTGAGGAAGATGCATGAAGATTGCTCTAATCAACGATACCCATTTTGGTGCAAGAAATGATTCTCCTATTTTTCTAGAGTACTTTCTTTCGTATTTTGAGAATCAATTTTTTCCATATCTTAAGAAACATAATATCACTACAGTTTTTCATCTAGGTGATTTGCTTGATCGTAGAAAGTATGTAAATTTTCATACTCTTTCTGCGGTTCAATCTAGGTTCATTAAACAGATCGAAGAAATGAACTTGGATTTTTATTGTACAATTGGTAATCATGATACTTATTTTCGCAATACAAACGATATCAATTCTGTAAGAGAATTATTTGGTGCAAAAATGCACATTATCTCTTCTCCGTGCGAATTAGAAATGATTGATGGATCTAAGTTTCTTGCATTACCTTGGATTAATAAATCCAATTATGATGAAAGTATTAAAGCAATAAAGAATAGCAGTGCAGAATATGCAATAGGACATTTAGAGATTGCGGGATTCCAAGTGTTGCGCGGAGTAAAACACGAAGAAGGATTGGATGTAAATCTTTTTAACAAGTTTGAAAAAGTATTTTCTGGACACTTTCATTGCAAGCAATCCGACAAGAATGTGGAGTATCTTGGTACACAATATCAAATTACATTTAATGATTTAAACGAGAAAAAAGGATTCCATGTGTTTGACACAGAAACACGGGAACTTGAATATATCCGTAGTCCTTTGAAACTGTTTCATCAACTGGGATACGATGACAAAAACTACGACATGATGGAAACCAACTTTGATGATTACCATAAATCATTTGTAAAATTGGTGGTACAACATAAAACAAATCCAATTGGGTTTGATAGTTTTATGCAAAGTCTTTACGATGCTGGTGCATATGAAGTAAGCGTTGTTGAAGATTATTCCGATCAACAAACTATGGCATCTTCTGTGGAAGATGTATCAAAAGACACGCTAAGTCTTATTAATGAAGAAATTGATAAGTTAGAAAATATAGACAACAATAAACTTAAAAAGATGATACACGAACTTTATGTGGAAAGTTTGACAGTCGAAGAGTGATGTGGTATACTAGGTGCTATGAATATCTTCGTAGTCGATCATGATCCGATTGTTGCAGCACAAAATCTTTGCGACAAGCATGTTGTAAAAATGATTGTAGAAACCGCTCAAATGGCTTCTACTGTTCATCGTGTTTATGATGGTGTGCCACTAAATAGCAAAACTGCAAGTGGTAGAAAAGTAAAGAGATTTATTCATCCTCATCCAGATTGGGATGCTAAACTTTGCAAAGCAGTAATGATCAACCACCCATGCACAAAGTGGGCATTTGAATCCCTGCACAATTATAATTGGATGGTACATCATGGTTATGCGTTGTGTAAGGAATATACCCATCGTTATGGTAAGGTACATTCTATGCAATCTTTGTATGAAATGTATCTGTATGAGATACCTCATAGGTTTTTTCATATTGATATAGATCACCGAACCGAATATGCTCAAGCAATGCCAGATAAGTACAAAGTGCAGGGTGATGCCGTAACTGCATATCGTAACTACTATCTTGGAGAAAAAAGTCGATTTGCAAAGTGGACAAAGAGAGAGGTTCCCCTTTGGTATACTCAGGGTCTTTTAGAACTAAATAATTCTAAAGGACAAACATTATGAAAGACACATTTTCTTTTACATTAATAGAACATTCAGAAACCACCACAGAAGTTCTATTTCCTGAAAAATATAAAGAATTAATTGAAACAATATTAGATTCTTATGATTTTGAGTGGATTGAAAATAGTCCTCGTTCTTTTACTATCCACGAAAATTTTGAAGATATATTTGATGATCTTACCGATTATGAAGTGGATGAAGATGAGTCTATTCTCTTAACAGAAGAAGATGAGGGGTTTTACATAACACAACTTGATGATGTGTATGAAATATTGTATTTTGAAACTCCCGATGCTTCCTTGCTAGAAGGAACACCAAAGCGAACTCTTGCTATTCGTGGAGGTAAAAGAAAAGTATTGTTTAAGTGTGGACCTGGTCAAATGAAGGTAGGAAGATCTTGCCGTCGTAGACCAACCGCACAATTAAACAAGATGAAAAGACGAGCAAGAATATCTGCGCGTAAAGCAAGAAAGAAAAGAAGACTTGCAAACCGAAAACGCAAAATTTCGTTGAAGCGCAGAGCAGTGTTGGTTCGTAAGAAACCCCATAAATGATGGAGTAATGTGTGATTAAATTTAAAAAGATTCGTTGGAAGAATTTTCTTTCAACAGGTAATGGTTATACAGAAATAGATTTTCTCAGAGCAAAGACAACACTAATTAATGGTGACAATGGAGCAGGAAAAACGACCATGCTTGATGCATTGTCGTTTGTGTTATTTGGCAAACCATATCGAAATATTAATATTCCTCAACTAGTAAACTCAATTAATGAAAAAGATCTTAAGGTAGAAGTTGAGTTTTCTATTAATGATACGGAATATAAAGTAATTCGTGGACTGACACCAAAGATATTTGAGATCTATAAAGATGGTAAACTTATAAATCAAGACGCAAAGGCAAAAGACTATCAGGAGATGTTTGAAACACAAATTCTAAAGATGAGTCACAAGTCTTTTTGTCAGGTTGTAATTTTGGGTTCTACAAATTACACACCCTTTATGCGTTTGAGTGCAGCAGACAGAAGAAACATCGTAGAAGCATTGCTTGATATTAATATTTTTTCTGTAATGAATACTGTGCTTAAGGGGAAGGTGTCTCTTCTCAAGGATGACATGAAGGAGATTGATGACTCCATTAAGATTCTTAAGCACAAGCAAGAGAGTCAGCAAAAAATCATAGACAATCTTAAAAACAATAGTCAACAGACATTAGACAAGTATACTTTAGAAATACAAGAATCTACTAAACTAATGGAAGAATTGACTGTAGAAATTGAACAAATCAATAAAAACATTGAAGAATACTCAAATAATATTGTCGATGCGGTAGATGTGAACAAAGCAAAGATGACATTTACTTCTCTTCAAGATCAGATTGAAGCAAACATAAAAACTACTCAAAAGAGTTTAGATTTTTATGAGAAGAATGATAATTGTCCCACTTGCTCTCAACCATTGGATAAGCAAGTTAAGTGCGATCATATCAGCGAAAAGACCTCTAAACTAAAAGAATATGCTGACGGGTTAGCGCAGTTGTCGCATAAGATAACTGAAGCAGATAAAAGAATCAGTGAGATCAGTACTATTGGTAAGAAGATGCTTGCTCTTGAAAAGGAAGTAAGCACTAAAAATAGTCAACTGACCAGTGCCAGTAAATACATTTTAAAGATTCAAAACAATATTAATGAATTGAATAAAGATTCAGAAAATATTGAGAAAGAACAAGGGGTTCTGACTCAGTTAAAGTCTGAAATGGAAGATCATACAGAGAAGCGCAAGTCTTACTTGGAAGATGCGTATTACTACAATATTATTAGTAATCTCATTAAAGACGGTGGAATCAAGGCAAAAATCATTAAGCACTATCTGCCTATTATGAATAAGATAATTAATAACTATCTAAATCAGATGAATTTCTTTGTTAAGTTTGAACTAGATGAGAACTTTGCAGAAACAATTAAGAGTAGACATAGAGATATCTTTACCTACGATAGTTTTAGCGAAGGTGAAAAACGAAAGATTGATCTTGCTTTGCTGTTTGCTTGGAGAGCAACCGCTCAATTAAAGAACTCCGTAAACTGCAATTTATTAATTTTTGACGAGGTATTGGACGGTAGTTTGGATGATACTTCTACAGAATCCTTCCTAGATATTCTAAAAGGTATTAAAAAGAACACAAACATTTTTGTAATTAGTCATAAACCAAAAGAACTACTACAAGATAAGTTTGAAAATCATATAACCTTTATTAAAAAGAACAATTTTAGCGTGATCAAATGATGGTAATACCAGTTGCAACTCTTTCAGACTATGATGCGATAAAGGCAGCATTTGCTCAAAACCGCGATATCTTTCCTCATATAAGGACAGATTACATTCATAGAATGATAGAAAAGTGCAACTGTGTTTATTATGATGGTGTTATTATATTTTATAATTTTTATAAACGAAAAAATAAAATAGGAAATATAATTGCACCAAAAGGAACATGCACAATAAAGCAGATCTTAAATACCCAGAAGGGTAACGGAAACGCAGGAAAAGTACTGAATGAATTCTTGCAATGGGCAAACAGAGATGTATACTTATCCGTGCGCTCTGATAATTTAAGAGCAATTAATTTTTACAAAAAGAATAATTTTAAACTAGTCGGTGAGATTAGTTGGAAAAATGGAACACTTCCTGGCCATGTCTACTATTGGAACCCAAAACCTCAAGAACTCCCCTTTGCCTGAATATCAGCGTAACGAGTATGTAATAAATTCAAAGATAAATGTATACTTTGAAGATCTTCTTGCAATGACCCCCGATCAGTTTAGAGATTGGGTTGTTTTGTTACGAGAAGAAATTAAATATGCATGGGATACCTTTGGTTGTCCACCGCGTACAGGAAAAAATAAACAAGAAATTATAGACAGTTTTAATCGTCTTGAATCTTATCCTGTTCATGAATTTGAATATATTGATGAACTTTCCGATGGTAGCGTAAACGATGTAATTATCAATAAGTGCCGCGTGGGTGTGGAAGTAGATCAGTGGTTTTCCAATATGTTTAAGACCAGAATTAATTATTCTGAAAAAGATAATGGATATTCCATTTATGATCTTGTTGCAGATCCTGACCTATTGGACCGAGTTGTAAAAGGATCTATGCGTCATCTTCGTCGGGATTCGTTTTATTCACATGCACTTTCTGCTCTTAAAAATTCTACAAAATATGCAATTATAGATGTAGCAAATGGTCAAGAATGGTTGGAAGCATATTTCAGTAATCCTTCCATCTTTAAAGATCATGATTTTTTACTTGAACAAGTTGAACCAAAAATTGGAATGAATACTGGATATTTTCAACTGGATAGATCTGATGTTTTGATGATATCAAAAGAACAAGTATTGTCTTGGAAAGACAAAATGGAATATCGTCATTATTCTAACTTTGATATAGATAATATGCCAGATGACAAGATCTATGCTATTCGTTTGTATCGAAAGGGAGAGAAAGTTTTTCCTTCGGGGTTCAAATGTTTTAGAATTGGATATATTCAACCCGCAGTTAATTTCCCACCACTAACAGCAAAGTATCTTTATGAAAGATTCACAGAACATTGCAAGGATCAAGAAGTGGTTAACATATACGATCCCTCCGCTGGTTGGGGCGGTCGCATTCTTGGTGCTATGGCCGTTACAGATGACAGGGTGGTACATTACATTGGTACTGATCCTAATACCGACAACTATCCTGCTAATCTCGGTAGTGCTGGTAAATATGGTTCGCTTGCTGATTTTTATAATACAAAAACATATCGCGGAAACTCATTCTTCTCACAATCAAATACATACGAAATCTTTAGACTTGGATCGGAAGTCATTGGAGATTATGAAGGATTTGCCAAATACAAGGGAAAGGTCGATCTAGTATTTACTTCTCCTCCATATTTCAATCGGGAAGCCTATTCTGAAGATCCCACACAATCATATAAGAAATTTTCAAATTATGATTCGTGGAGGGATGGTTTCCTTCGTCCTACCCTAACAACTTGTGTTGAATCTTTGAAAAATAATAGATACCTTTTGTGGAATATTGCAGATCTTTTAATTAAAGGAGAATATCTTCCACTTGAAAAGGATAGCAAAGATATCTTGGAAAGTCTTGGAATGAAATACATGTATACGATAAAAATGGCACTGGAACCAATGCCAGGTCAAAATCGTGTAGATGAAAATGGAATTCCTAAATGCAAAAATTTTTGCAAAGTAGACGGTAAGGTAATGAAATATGAACCAGTATTCGTATTTTACAAACCTTGACACTCCCTGATACTCATGCTATAATGGAGACATGAGTATGCGTAAAGGTAATGAATACGAAACTACTGTATTTGGCAAAGAACCATTGTGGACCGATTGCGCCACATTGGATGAAATGCAAATGTCTTGTCGCGTAGGACGAGCAGTAAATTGGTACAACTATTTTTGTAGCGAAGAAGATTACAAAGATTTTGTTGTAGAATACTGCAAAAATGATGAGAGAATTACAAAGGAATTATTGGTAAAGATTAAGGGAATGGATAAGTATAATCCCTTGTTTAGAAGTCTTGGTTCTAT